AAACGGTTTAACTCGACTTGTGCCTCTTGCACTGCCTGAGCAAACACAAGTGGGTTGTAAATATCAGCTAATTGTACTGTGGCCATGTGGGCTACTCCTTAATTTAGCTGCCGCTTGAAAGTTGTGCGTACAGCTTAGGGTTTTCGTTTGCGAGTTTAGCCCTTTCGGTCAAACTCATATCTTTCAGTTTGGTAGCCCCGCCACCGCTAAATTTGCTACCAGCAGCCCCGCCGCCAGTTGCTGCATCTGCCTTAAGCAAATGCGATAAAGCAGGATGTTTCTGCATCCACTTTTTAAACTCGGCAGCGTCAGTCGTAATGACGTTGCCTTGGAAATCTTTGAACTGCGTTGTGACGTTTTCGCCATCGAACTCAGTTGATACTAACTGCGCAATCAGGTCGGTAGATGACGGGTCGATAAAATCACCTGAAAACTGGCTGATTGTGGCTTTTTTGCTTTCACCAACTACGCGGCTTGTGAGTGAGTCAAGCCTACCTTGCAGCCCTTGCCGCTCTTTTTCGAACTCGCCGCGAAGTGACGCTTCAAATTCTTCTAGCTTGCCAGACTGCTTGGCTCGTTCCTGCTCTGCTGCAATGCGGCGATTTTCAGCTTCTTCCGCAGCCTTTTTTGCTTCTATATTTGTAGAGCGGAATTCTTTAATCTTCTGTTTTGCCGCTTCAAGCTCAGCAGCTACAGATGAATACTCTTCCTCAGAGTATGTTTTTGGTTCTGTTTTGGCAGCACCGCCGCCTAAATCTGAGCCATCGCCATCTTCTGGCGCATAGTATTTTAAAAACATATTGCGATGTAACATATCAGCCCCGCCGTTATGTTGTTGATTTGCGCACCATGCGCCTAAGTGATTTGATTATAAATGATTGGCAACTGTCAAGCAATGTTTACAGGATAGGCAATAAAAAACCCGCGAGTGCGGGTTAGTTTGCCAACATCTCTTATTGAGATACCGTGATTCCTAATCTTCCAACTTGGCCTGCCTTATATACATAGATGATGTTTTTATCACTGCATTTGTGATAAAGAAAATCAGGCGCATTACAACTAGCACAAGACATATCTCCGTGATTGTAGTAAATACAACCTAAGCATGAGCCATTCTCTGATGATTCTTTTTCTATTACTTTGAGCATCATCACACCCGTTAATTAAGGATGCCAACATCTCTGCTGGCGATAAGGTGCTGCGGAATTTGGTTTCCTCACCAACATTCCCCAACGTTGGCTCGGCTTGCGTGTCTATCGCTTCACGCTGCGAGATGTATCACCTCCCGTTAGGTTGATGCACAGCTAATGCGATGGCAGGTGCTGAACTCCTGCATTCCCTGCGATTTGCACAACAATACTAAGTTGCTGCCCAACTTGGCCGAGGTAGTTGGCAGGTTTAAGCAAATCACCGCGTATCAGCCTACGCATTCATCGCATTGGTCAAGGTGACTGCTGGTTACCGTGTACCCAGTTCGTCGGATATTCCAATCACCTTACCAATGTCCTCAGATTACACACTGAGGAGCTGCGTTTAACTAAAATTAATTTATATTTGGTTGGTTGTCAACTACCCACGCAAATATTTCGCAACCCGCCTATCCCTTACCATCATCTGCTCAAGCGTCAACTCTTTGCCAAAGTCATCGGTGGTAATCTTCCTGAACTCCTCAGTAGACAGCCCAGCATTGCGGAATACCATACCCTTGGTTTTGCCTAATACTTCATCCTGAAACGCTGCTGGCTGCCGCTTGAGGAAGTCATAATATGTCGTGCTTTGGTCAACTTGCTGACCGCCATCTGCACCACGGGCTGCGCGTTTTGCGCCAACATCGAATATGTCGAATTCTGATGAGAGTTTTGGTGCTGTGGTACTGCGGCAGTTGTAATGCGCTGGCGGCTTTGGCTGGTTGCGGTCTTTAAACAGGTAAACCTGACCATCACGACTGCGGCAGATTGAGCTGGTTTTGCTGTCAAGCGTAGAAACCCAAGTGTAGCCGATAACCACATCGGTGTTTTCTTGGTACGTTGCAAATCGCGCCTCGTTGGCTAAGTGCATTGTCGCAGTTCTTGCCACTGCCATTGCATTTGATTGCGATATGCCAGCAAGTCCACCATCACCAACTACCGACTTGATAATGTCGCGCGTTGATAGTCCTTGTACAAAGCCATTCTTAACGCCAGTAACCAAGCGGCTAACCTCGTCAGCGCCCCAATCGTCCATCAACTTGATGAAGTCTACCGGCGATTGCGCTGCTACAGGATTAAACTTAGCCGCAGCCCATACCTGGCTAAACGCTGGCTCGGTCATATTGACACCAACCCAACCTCCGATTGTCTCGGATTGGTAGCTGGTTTCGTACTTGGCAAACGAGCGCAATTCGTCCTTTAGTTCAGAAATCCACTCCTTTGCTGGAATAGTCATGTCGGCAGACAGTCTGTCTAGCAGCTTCTCAAGTCTAGCTGCTGTACGCTTATCGCTATCGAATCCTGCAACAGCCTTTCGCACTAGCGTTTTCATTCTGTCTAGATACGGTGACACAGAATTACCGAGCCCGCTGGCACGCTTCAGCGTTGCAATGTGGTGTGAAAGTAGTTCGTCGTTTAGGGACATAGCCAGTACACAATTGAGTAAATGATACCGCATGATACAACAGCAGAAGCTAAGCAGATAGCCAAGCCTAGGCGCTTGTAGTTTTGGCTTTGGTCAGTCATTTCAATCACCTCGCATTCGCTCCCAAGCATGAAAATCCATTTATTAGGCATGGGTTCATCACGCGTGATATCGAACTTGCCGCGTGCAGCACCAACCCTATAAAGTTCATCCGATGATACAGTAAAGTTACTTAAATACCCCTTAGCTTCAACCTCTACCGGAAACTTGACGTCATCCATGTCTCCGTAACCACCATCATTCAACAGTCTAATTTTTGTCATTTTTTTACTCACCTCGCTAATCATTCATATAAATCATACTTCAAGCATATATTGTGAATTTCAGGAATAGCCCTGAACGTATATACCTCTCCATCCGCTTTCATGAATTGCTTCTTGTAAAGTTGGCCTTTCTTTATCATGAACCCATTACGCTTTGCTTTGATGTACTGTTTTGCTTCTTGGTAAGTCATATTAAAATCACCAATGCTTGCGCTAAGCCACTCACAGGCATCGCAATCGTAGTCTTTTTTAGCTATTGGCATTGACTCGCTTATTAGTGTCATATCCGTTCACCTCACTAATAGCATGTACTTGCCATTGCTAATACTACCATTGACGATAATCTAACTCCTGCTAATTTACTTCTCTGCCTAGTCAGATTAATTCTTCGTTCCTGATTAATAGTGTTTGCAATCAACCATCGTTCATAATCGATTGCGTCATTGTGCTGCTGTGCTGCAAGCTTCTTCCGCTGATTGTTAGTCATTTTCGCAATCTCCATCATCAATACTTGGCTGACAAATTAGCATGCGCCACGCCGGGTCAATATTTTTATCAAGCCAGCGCTCGGCATCTGCCTTTGGCAGGAACGCATTAACGTACTCAACAAGTGATTTGGCGTAGTTAGTCATCTGCGCCACCATCATAATCAGGCGCATTTTTTAGCAGTGCTAGGATTTCTGCTGAGGTTAGTGGTGTAGCGTTGTACCAACTACCGGAACTCGTTACGTGCCAATTATCGTCAATAGCCGTGACAATCTCGATTACGTTAGGCTCTTCATAATCATCACTAACCCAGCACAAAACGCCATTCTCAATAGTACCATCCAACTTCTCCCACCACTCAGCAGGTTTGGCGATTGTGTATAGCTGCGATGGCCCTGTTGCATTGTAATTACCCATAGCAACTTGCGCATCAACCTCATAAGCATGACCACAATCAAGTTGGTACAGTTTTCCACCTTCGTTAATGAACTTTACAGCTTGCCACGGCTCATCGAATGTTATTGGTTGGTATTTAGTCATAATCATCTCCGAATAGCTTTTTTAGTTTTACAATATCAATGCCAGTAGATTCAGAGTATTCATTTATACCAAATCCTCTGCAAAATGAATCAGATATCTCACATGCTAACTCGCTATATATAGCCGTTTCATTCTCTGGCAGCGCTATGAATGAATCTCTAACTGATGAGCATGACTCACATGTTTTGTATGATGAAGGCTCGCCATCCCATATACCACTTACGTACTGGTAATTTTCACCTATATTAATTACATTTCCGCATTCGCAGCACTTGTGCTGTTTTCGAGCCTTTCTAATAACTTCCTTTGCGCAGCTACAAACGTCGCAATCTGAATAATCACTCATTTTTATTCACCTCACTAATCAACCTACACAAATCTTAATTTAACGATTTACATACCTGATTTCTTTAACTGCTTTCAGCCCCAACAAATCAAGCATTGACTTTGATGGATTTTTTTTCCCATTTATTACTGCGCTGACGAATGCTCTAGATACTCCAATACTGTCAGCAAATCTGCACTGTTTGCCATCGTGATTCATAGCTATATGAATCAACAACTCTTTTTTTACATCTACACTCATAACATAAACCTATTTTGTTTGTATTGTTGTACAAATGTAGTTTATTATTTTGACAAAGTCAAACAAAACCCGCCGAAGCGGGTTAGTTTTTATTCTTGCGCTGGCTCAGGCGCTGGCGGTATCTCACCAGCAACCGAAGTATCAAGCGTTGGCGCTGGCGATGGTGGCTGATTAGCAAGGTCTTCCTCGATTTCCTCATCAGTCCAGTTTGTCACGTCTGCCCGGCGCATAGCTGCCCGGTACATGCGCATTGTGGCAGCCCCTGCGTTAATGTCTGCCAACCACGCAGCACGGTCTTGCGCTGTCATCATCTGCAAGAAGAACTCAGTATTAAGCTCAAAAACTACTTCGCCGGTGACATTCATCATCTCCATCACCCAACCTATAGCGGCCTCATAGGCGCTTGACACGTTGTTGGCAATGTTAGCCATGATTGACGTATCAGCTCCGCGTTGAATGCGTGCGGCCTCGGCGGTAACTTGGATTGTAGGTGTGATTAGTTGCGCCCCTACGCGCACTGCTTGCTCTTCCTTGTCTTTCATCAGCTCTTTGGCAAGGTTGCTTGGCTCTGCTTGCAATAGCTCAGATGCGCCGCCATTGCCAAGGTTATGACCCATGCGCGCACCGATACGGATTCCGTTAGGGTTGGCTTCTTTGAACTGAGTAACGTTCATGTTGCTGCCAGGGTAAATCATCAGAGTTGGCTGGCTGCACACAAAGCTGGACTCCTCAACATCAGCAGAGTTGCGATAGTGTCCAATATTCAAATCAGCAAGCGTGTAAAGCGGAGCGGCATCAACGGTTGAATCGTTATTGTCTGAGCCAATAAACGTGAACGGAATGTATTCGAACGCTGAACCGTTTCCGCGCTTTGGCTCGATGGTAATAATTTCACCATCTTGCTCGCCTTTCTCGTCAAACCTAAAGATGCGCTGCTGGTACTTACCATCGACAATCTCTAGCACCCGGTACTGCTCGCCATGGAGTGCCTCAAACTCGTTCTCTCCGTTAACGTATTCGTACGACTCACGCAGTACAATCATGGTGATTGCTTTGGTTGAGCCGCGCATAGTTTCGCGCCAGTTGACGATGTTCTCGGCCGTGTAAAGCAGGATGCGCGGGTTTAGCCGCCCTGCGTTTTGCTCTGCCATGTTTGCCGCTGCGGAGTCAGGGGCATCGACAAGCAGCCCTGCACGCCCAAGTGAATCAACTTCTTTAAGGCAATCCTGCGCCTGCTGCACTAAGCCAATACCAGCGCCATCGCAGTTTGTCAGCAGATACTCAACTTCAGGAGGCAGCACAATCTCTGGCTCTTTGCGCATCACTGCGCCGACCATGCCTGATAGCGTGCGCTTGGTGAAGTTGAAGAAGCGCGCCCCGTCCTCATACTCTTGCTGGCGCTGCTTGGCGAATTCTTTGTCTGATTCACTGGCACCAACGTTGCGCAAATATGATTTGCAATCGGCATCGAGTACCTTGCGAATCATTTTCCACTTTTCAGCATTGGCGACGTACTCGCGGTGAAGCGTTTTAACGCCGAGGTTTTGTGATGGTTGCATTTTGTTTAGCTCCTAGCGAAAAAACGAAACTGGAATTTGTGCCACAGGTTTAACAACTGGCATCTCGTAAACAATCGGGTATGTTGACGCATCATTCTGGTGGTCAACTCCGCCAGTCTTGTCCGGCTCACCGTTTTTGTCGTATGCCTGCTGCTCAAGCCCGCGCGCAGTATTGACGCATTTTGCATCATTTACCCAAACTTTACCTGATTCTAGCGCTTTATTCATTGACAATACACGGTCTTTTACTGCTGGGTTGCTGGCATTGACGCGCACATCAAATCCTGCTTGCTCGAGCAGCGCAATATCTGACTCGCTGGCGTTGCTTGATTTACGGTTTTTCCCGCTGGCGTCAGGGTACATGATGATGCGGTGCCCGGCGTCTTGCCAGCGCTCCTTGATTACGCGAATAACGTCAGGCGTGTCGAATAAGTCGCACAGCTCATCAACGGCATGCCATCCATTATCACGCTTGACATAAACTGTCGAAGCCATCTTGCCAACGTTAAAGTCCTGCCCGATGAATAGCGGCTCACCTTGGCGAATAGTCTCAGCGCTGCGGCAACGGTTGCGGTCGTAAGCGTGGTATACGGTTCCGGACGTTAGGTTGACGAATTGTCCGTTAAGGTACGCATTTATTAACTGCTCTGGATAGGTTTCTATCAGCGATGAAATGTAGTCCGTAGGCAAAAACTCTGCGTTTTCGTATGTACTTGCCTGCACCATTGAATAGCTTGCTGTAGGGTCTTGCTTGAACTTCTCATAAACAAACTTGAACCCCTCCGGCGTAGTGGTAACTCCAATGGAGTTTTGAACTCCCGGTATCACCAAGCGCATGCGGGCCGCGATTTTGTTCCAAGCATTCTCCGCCTTGTCTCTTGCTAGTACGTCCAGCTCATCTGTAAGCGCTCTAGAAATTTTAAAACCGATTATCGAGCCGGGGTTATCCATTGATCGGCAGATAATCGTTCCGTAATAAAAACCTGAGCGGTAGATGTGCACCTCTTTGTTGGTTTCCTTAATGTCAACTGTGAACCCAAGCAGGTGAGCGGCCTCTTCAAACGTTGGATAAAAGATATCCCTGATTGCTGGGTATGTTGGCCCAAAGTATCCGGTTCTAGTGCCGGGATTTTGCGCCATGAATGAAATAAGGTCTAGGCAGCCAACAAACGTTTTTCCGCTACCAAACCCACCAACATAGGCACGATATTTGCTTTTCATTCCATTCAGGAAAATTCCCTGTGGCGCAGATAGTTTAATCTCCGTCAACGTTGGTAGTCTCTATTGAGCCTTTAGGCGCAGAAATAGTGAACTTAATTTCTAATGGCTGAGCTCTGTTTTCTTCATCATCATCAACGCCTAGCATGTCGTTAAGTGTTGCCACGGCAGCACGTGCGGCTGATAAGTTTTCCCTGCGCGGCTGGTTGTTGCCATCCTTGTAAACTTCGAGGCCGGCGGTAATGATTTCGTCAAGCCATTTAAGGCGCTGCTCAACTGTGATTGTGAAACGTTCATCAGCTATTGCGGCTGCTTTCTTCTGCAATTCGGATATTCTTAGGGAAATTTTAGGATGGTTATACAGATTATCTGCATCAACACTTTGTGCAGGCTTTGACATTTTCATGCTGTACCCAGCGGCAGTTCTTGCTGCCACCTTGTCGCCGCCATTGTTAACTACAGCTTGCGCAAATGCCTCCTGTCTAGAATTTAATTTAACCATAAATCA